GTACTTCACGAACTCGATTTCGTGGCTCATAGCGCTTGCCATCGAGATGTTCGATGACGGCGAAAGCGTGCCGAAGGAACTCCACATCTTCGGTGTGGACATGGCACAAGACCACGTTCTGCAAGCCGAGTACGCGGAGCAGCGGCCGTCATGCGAGTTCTTCCTGGGTGTGGCGTCACAGTCCGGTATCGAAATCAAGATGCCCGCCGGCACGGACCTGCTACGCGCCTCCCACCTGTACGGGTTCGAGGATCCCGGCCCGTACCACTTGAAGAAGCGTGAACGGTTCGTGGAGCTCGGGCAGCGCAAGGAACAAATCAAAGGTGTCCTCGGCCAGTTGGAAGCTCAAATGAAGCATCACACTGGCTCATTGAATCAGTTGGATGGAGCCATGCAGGAAATCAACTATGACTTGCGGAACCTGGCTCCCGCACAGAAGGAGTAACGGGTGCCTACACGCCCAATCGCACAGCCGTTCACGGCTTTCACATCTACGAGCACCGGCAACATGACCGGCCGCGCCGACTTCGGCACAGGAATGCAGGCAGCGTCGGTGTATCACAACCTGTCCGGTACCACCAAGAATGTCGTATTCAAGATGCAGGGTTCCGTGTCGAACTCATCGATATGGACCGACCTGATGGCGACCACTACCGGGTCGACCGCAGGCACCGGGCATTACGCTTCGACTGCCACAGCGACATTTGACAAGGTGCGGCTCAACGTGACCGCTAACACGATGGACAGCACTGATAGTGGCACGCTCACCGCGTGGGTGATAGCACGGCCATGAGCGAGTATCAGGGCAAGACGTGGTTCTCGTCGCATCTCACCGATTCGACCGGTGGTTACTCGATGGCTACCACTGCCACGTCAACCGCTACGAAGACGTTCACGCTTGGCCCACCGCCGGCAGGTGAAACCTGGGCAGTGCATCGGATACTGCCGTTCCTCCAAGACGGCGTGAACCAGCGTGCCGAACAGTACGGCGCTTTGGGCGCCGCGTTGACCAACGGCATCCTGCTACGCGTCGTCGGTTCGACCGGCAACGTCGTCACCGACCTGCTGGACGGTGCGCCCATCAAATCCAACGGGGACTGGGCGAATCACTGCTTCGACGCGGAACTCAAAGAGTGGGGCGCCGGTGACGAGATCCTGTCGGTCCGGTGGACGTTCGCCAAGGCTGGGATTCCGCTGCAACTGACATCCACGGAGCAGTTGGATTGCGTGATTCAAGACAACCTCTCCGCGCTCACCGAGCAAACGATTATTGCGCAAGGATACAAGGACAAGTAATGACCACCTCCACTAAAGCGCATCCGATACGCCGCCTCCTCTACGCTGGTAGCACCCGCACCGGGACCCTCTCAACAGCGGATTTGGAATGGTTCATCGACAACAAACCGAACGTGTGGCTCGCAGCTTCGGCGGCTGCACTGTCGGAGGCGCAGTATTACGCGGCGCTCGGTAACAGAAAGGTCGGCGACTTGGGAGTGGATTACGGCGGTGCGGTGGCCGAATGGCGGCTGCTCTCCAATCGCTTGCGCCGCGAGGGACTCACGTCGGTTAAGCCATACTCTGGCGGTATCTCCGTCACCGACAAAGCCAACCAGCGGTCCAAGACGGACTACGACAAGCCGTCGTTCCGCCGCGGCAAGTTCGACTACGTCGGGACCGACTACGACGGCAGCTCATGAGCTTCGACAGCAACTTCCTCGCGTTGATGCCCTCCACTGTGCTGGTGCAAGACCTCGCCTCGTTGAGCACCGACGGATACGGGGTGCCTACCTACACCACCGGCACCTCCTACCGCGGCCACGTCATGCAGAAGCCAACGATGGTGAAGACCATTGACGGCACCGAGGAGCTAGCGCAAACGGCGGTGTGGATTAATTCCACCTCCACCTTCTCACCATACGCCAAAATCTCGGTTGCTGGTTCCACCGTCGGGCCGCTCCTAGCGGTGCAACACCACTACGACGAAGACGGGCTGCACCATTCCAAAGCGATGTTCGGATGAGCGGCAGAATGGAACTCAACGGTGTTGCCGCAGCTCTGCGGCGCTTCCGTGAAATCGAGGACAAGTATGAGCGCGGCGTGTCTCAGGCCCTATTCCTCGAGGCCAACCGCATCATGGGTGAATCAAAGGCCATAGTTCCGGTGGATACCGGGACCCTCAAGAAGTCGGGCACGGTGTTCCCGCCTGACACCAAGGGCACCACCGTCGAAGTCACAATGGGCTACGGCGGCGCCGCATCAGCTTACGCGGTGATTCAGCACGAGCGGCTCGACTTTCACCACCCGGGCCAAGGGCAAGCCAAGTACCTAGAGCAGCCGGTCATGGATGCGGCCAAAGGACTCGGAGGCCGCATCGCCGCCAAACTCCGGGGCATCCGATGATTCTCGATGACCTCGCCACCTACATCGCGGCGCAGTCCACCGCGTTCTCTGTCGGGTCTACCGGCAATCTCGGTAAAGCGTTGATGCTCGACAAAGTCCACACCGCGACGATGGTGAGTATCTACGAGACACCCGGCCTGCCGAACCTCTACACGTTCTCGACCACCAACAAGGCGACACGCGTAGCGGAGAAGCCCCGCATCCAAGTGCTGTCACGGTCCACCTCTTATCAGACGGCCCGCACCAACATCGACACCATTTACCAGCTGCTCGACGGATTCTCCGGGCCGCTACCAACCAGCACCGGCACCGAATATCTGAGCATCGAAGCGGTGCAACCACCGTTCTCGGCGGGCCGCGACGAAAACGATAGGTGGATATTGAGCGTGAACTTTGATACATGGAGAGCGGTATGAGCGAGGACATCACCCCTACCTGCCGCCTCTGCGCATCCGGCGATGTTGCCCCCGACCGTAAACCGCGGGTCACAGTGATGGTCGCGCAAGCGGACCTGTGGCTATGCCCGGTTTGTGACGCTCCACCGGAATCGGTGGGTGCCGCAACATGACACCAGCCGAAGTAGCAGCCGTCGACCAGGCCAAAGCCGGGCTCCGCGAAACCGCGGAGATGGTCATGCTCATATACCGCGTGTTCCGCCTGTCCTGCTCATTCAAGGACTCACCGCTTCACGACTGCTCGGCAGACGAATGCGTGCCAGTCGACATTTCGTCGTCGGACGCGTTACGCAACGCGCGTGAAATGGTCATGGAGTGGGTCGGTTGGGGGCTGCTCGATGATTGAGTGGCGTGAGGTCCGCTGCGACGGAACCTTCAAGGGGCGTGGCACCGGCCGCTGCGACCAACTGATTATGCGCATCGGCCTCTCAACGGTCGGCAAGATAGAAACCAAGTGTCCGCGGTGCAAAACGCTGCGGACCATCAAGATAGACGCGCCGGCAATGGCGCGGCAAGGAGCATTCAATGGCAATCTCCGGTAAGAGGGGCCGTGTCCAATACGGCGGCGTCGACGTGGGCCAAATCCACTCGTGGTCGCTGGACATCGCTCACGACACACACGACGTTACGTCGTGGACTACTGACAATGCGCTGTGGCGCACCAACATCTCCGGCCTCGCCGGGTGGAGCGGCAGAATCTCCGCGTTCTGGGACATGGAGAACACCGCATCCAAGTCGACCAACCTCAAAGACTTCCAAGACAACATCCTGACGCCCTCAACGGCGGCGGTGAAACTGTTTGTGGACTCGTCTGGCGGCGAGAACTACGCGGGCTCATGCCTAATCAGCGGCCAGTCAGTGAGTGTTGACATCGGCGGCGTGGCATCAGTGGACTTCGACTTTCAGGGCACCGCGGCGCTCACCTACGCAACGGCGACCTAATGGCACTGTCGGGCAAGCGGGCACGGATCCGTTTCACGTCTGCGTCGGCGACGAACTCAACGAATGAGGCCGCAACACTGTCCACGGATGGTGTGACGCTGACGATTGACTCCACGTCGAAACGGTTGTGGGACCGCAACTCAACGCTGCCGTCCGTGTTCGTGTCCGGCGACACCGGCACAGTCAACGCGGACGCGAAGACAATCAAGTGGCCTCTCGGAGTGGTCGCGTTCTCCACTCCCCATTCCACCGCAGCCACCTACACGGTGGATGTGGACTACCACACCGCAACGTATCTCACTGGCGGCCAGTCGTGGACGCTGGACATCGCACATGATGTGTTGGACGTGACCTCGTTCTCCACGTCGGCGACGAACGCGCAGTGGCGAACGTTCATCTCGAGCCTCGCCGGTGCGTCGGCCACTCTGGAACGCCTGGTATCCACCGGTGATACCGGACCGACCTACTACGACGCGATTGTTGCCGTGTCATCGAATCTGATTACCGAGCTGTGGGTCGACAGCACAGGCAACGCGCGGTATGTGATGAACACTCGCATCAACGCCGATGGGCTGGCCGACGAAATAGGTGACCTCGCCAGGGAGTCGGTAACGTTCGACGTTATCGGCGAACCGCATTACACGACCGGATAGAGAAAGGACATTTCCATGAGCATTCGAGACACAATCCTCAAGGCACAAGACCTCCCCTCCGAGGAGGTGGAGGTCAAGGAGTGGGGCGTCACCTTCACCCTGCGCGGGCTGACCGCCGGTCAGGTCGGCGACTTCTACGACCGCGTTACGCGCTACGACGGTGACGGGCTGCGGATAGACCGCCGACTGTGGGGCGTGGAGCTTCTGATGGCATGCGCTTACGACGGCGATAAGCCGGTATTCGATAGGGCCGACCGCGACCCCCTGCTTGACAAGCCGTCGAGTGTCATCACCCGGCTCGCCTCAACAGCGGCCAAGCTCTCAGGCTTGTCCGGTGACGACGATGAGGCGGTTGAGGATTTCGTACCCGACCCGTCATGAGATGGCGTTTCGAACTGGCCGAGCGACTGGGAATGACCGTCGCCGAACTGGGGGAACGCATGTCGGCTCGCGAACTCTCACAGTGGATGGCGCTGGAACGACTACGGGTGCAGGAACAAGAGAAGTGGCAACGCGAACAGGAACGGAAACGGCGTAGGTAGATGGCGACGACGGTTGCAGAGCTAGAGGCGAAACTCACGCTCGAGATGCGGCAGTTCAAGCGCGGCATGGATGATGCCACGCGGAAGCTGCGGGATACCGAGCGGAAGGTCGAAACCTCCGGCAGGAAGGTAGACAACTACGGCCGCAAGTGGGACAAGGCCGCCATCCTCGCCAAGGCCGCTGCCGCCGGCATGGCACTGAAGGTCGGAGCCGACCTGTTCAAACTGGGTGTCGAGGCCGAGTCGTGGGGTAGGCGATTCGAGACGGTGTTTGGTGACGCCGGAGGCGTGATAGAGGACTTCGCCTCCACGACTGCCAAGCGGTTCGGTGTGGCCGAGGACCGGCTGCTGGGTATGGCGGCGGCGGTTGGTGACCTGCTGGTGCCGATGGGCTTCACTCGTGATCGTGCCGCCGACCTGACCATTGAATTGCTGGAGATGGGTGGCGCCCTGTCAGAGTGGACTGGCGGTGCCAGGGACGCCGAAGAGACGACACGGATTCTCAACAAGGCACTGCTGGGCGAGCGCGAGCAGTTGAAGGAACTCGGCGTGTCCATCACCGAGGCCGACGTGGCCCAGAAGATGAAGGACATGGGGTTTGCTGCCTCGGGCCTGACGCCGGAGATGGAGAAGCAGAACAAAGCCCTGGCAACGATGGAGTTGCTGTACGACCGCACTGAGGATGCGATGGCGTCCTACGGGGACGGCCAGACGGAGGCAATGAAGGCCCAGACCGACTTCAAGCACGCTATGGACAAACTGAAAATCGCGCTGGGCAAACTGATTGTCGAACTGGCCCCAGTGGTGTCCCTGGTGGCCGAACTTGTCGCGT